TAGCTATACAAGAAATTATGAAAGATGATAATAATGAAAAAATAGATATTTTTACAAGAGATGTTTGATAAAATACTTACCAAAATACAAGAGAATAAACAACTCAAAGAATCTGGTAAACAACTATCAATACATCCACCATTTCCCAGACTAGCTGAACAGTTCCCAGGTTTTGAAAAAGGTAAACTAATAGAAATTACTGCTGCTAGTGGTATAGGTAAGACTAAATTTACTAAATTTTTCTGTATTACATCTATTTATAATTTTATTAAATTAAATCCTGATACTAAAGTAAAACTCTGGTATTTTGCTCTTGAGGAAACAGCAGATGAATTTTGGTTATCATTTATAAGTACAATGTTATATGAAAAATTTAACATTGAATTATCTACAGCACAATTAAAATCATTAGGTAAATATACATTATCTGATGAAAATTTTGAAAAAATTAAACAATGTGAAAACTTTGTAACAGAATTATCTTCTTTTGTTGAAGTAATTGATTATACTCACAACCCATTTGGAATATATAAACATATTAGAGATTATTTTGAATCATCTAAAGAAATAGGAGAGTATACATATGAATTAATAAATGAAGGTAAAAACAAAATAACTACAGGTTATAAACATAACACTGATGTACATTATTTTATTGTTACAGATCATATTAGTCTTTTAACTCCAGAAAATGGAATGGGAGAACATGCTACAATAGGTCATTATAGTAAAGAATATTGTTTAAAAGGTTTTTGTAAAAGATTTAATTGTACTGTTATAAATGTTCATCAACAAGCTGCTGAAACAGAAAAACAAGAGTTTTATAGAGGTGAAACTTTAGCTGAAAAGCTTGAACCAACATTAAATGGTTTAGCTAACAATAAAGAAACTCAAAGAGATTGTGACTTAGTATTAGGTTTATTTGCACCAGCAAGATATAAAATAACTACTTATAGAGGTTATGACATAGGTAAACTTCAAGATAGATACAGAAGTCTTATCTTTCTAAAAGATAGACATTATGGTTGTGCCAATCTATATGTTAATTTATATTTTAATGGGGCAAGTAATTATTTTCAGGAATTGGAACCTGTAGAAGAATTTAAAAAAAATCCAAATTTATATCAAAAATATTTAAGTTAAACTACTAATACACAATAATAAGTAGTATTTGAAAAAAATTAAAATTAAAGAATGAGTGCAATCGCACTAGTAGGAAAAAGTGGTTCAGGTAAAAGTACATCATATGGACATATACCAGAATTACAAATTAAAGGTCTAAATCCTAAAGAAACAGTTATAGTTAATGTTGCAGGTAAAGATTTACCTTTTAGGGGTTGGGCTAAAGCTTATCAAGGTAGTCCTAAAGATGGAGGTAATTATGTTGAAACATCAGATGCATCAGTTATAGCTGAAATAATCAAATTTGTATCTGCAAATAGACAAGAGATCAAAAATATTGTGATAGATGATTCACAATATACAATGGCTTTTGAATTTATGCGTAGAGCTAAAGAAAATGGTTATGGTAAATTTGCTGATATTGGTGTTAACACTGCTAAAATGATGGAAGCAGCAAAAAATACAAGAAAAGACCTCAAAGTATATTTTCTATGGCATCCAGAGGAAGATAAAGATTTAGGCTTCAAAATGAAAACTGTTGGTAAAATGGTAGATGATTATTTAACTCTTGAAGGTTTATTTAGTGTAATACTTTACACTACTACTTCAAAAGGAGCAGATAATAAGATACAATATCAATTTGTAACAAATTTTGATGGTAAATATCCTGCAAAAAGTCCTGTAGGTATGTTTAAAGATCTTTATATACCAAATGATTTAGCCATAGTATCAGAATTAATTGATCATTACAATAACGGATAATGAATGAAATTGAAGAAAAGCAATATCTAGCTTTTAGAAAAAACAAAGGTAGAAGAGCTGTAATAAGAAATCCTTATTATACAACTCTTGAAAAAGGAACTGAAGTATATATATATTCAGTTGATGAAAATTTGACTTGTAGAGTTTTAGAATTTTTAGATGGATCACCAATACAATCTAAAATGCATTCTGTTAAATTTGATGAATTAAATTTTATAGATAAAGAGTATTCAGGTACAGGATTAATTAAAAAAGGTGTAAGACAAGAAAGAAAGGATAAATACAAAGGAAATTATGTTATTGAATTATTAAATGATGGTAAGTCAATTCAATTATCACAAGCTTTGTTATCACTTCTACAAACTAATGTAAATGAATATATAGGTTTTGCATATGATCCAGAAATAAAATCTTTTTATATTTATTCTACAAACACTGAAAATGATGGATATTTAATAAATAAAACTAATGGAAGAATAATCAGTATTGCTGATCATAGAGAACTTTTAAAAACAATGAATTCTAGCTATATTATAGTTGATTCTACTCCAATATTAGATTTAGAAAAATTTCCAGATTTAATTTTTTATAGTTTATTTCCTGATAAATCACATTTAACTGTGGGTACTAAACAAAATAATGTTAATAAATCTTCTTCAGAAATTTATAAACAAAGAGTGATGCAATATTTTGAAGAACCTATATTTACAACTACATTTATTGGAACTGATATTATAAAATAATCATATTTACTACCAACAAGTAATAAATAAAATTATTGAGAATTTTTAAAAATTAAAAAAAACATGTTTAACACAAAAGAAGTAAAAACACAAGACAAAAATTATATTAGCTCTTATTTAGCACCAGGACATTCTCTTGTAAAAATAAATAAGGTAACAACAGTAAAAGCTTCAACAGGAAGTTCAGCTTTAGAGTTTCATTTTGAAACAGAACCTATAACAACTGAAGGATTTAAACCAGTAGAAGGTCATAGTGGTAAAGTAGGCAGAGTAAAAACTGTATATATTAACAATGCTGATCAAGAAAAAAGAGTAGCAACAATTTTAAGTAACTTAGCTGAAGAACTTGGAGTAAAACAACAAGTTGACAATATATCTCCTGATTTAACAATTGAGCAATATGCTGAAGAATTTTCTAAAATTGTATGTAATGGAGAATATGTATGGGTAAGCTTAAATGGTGAAGAATATGTAAATTCTAACACTGGAAAGAAAGGTACAGCCTTAAAATTTCCAAGTTATCGTACATTTGCTTCAAAAACAAAATATGATACAGTAGGTGCTGAAAAAGCATTATCTAACACATTTATTAAAAAACTACCAGAACAACAAACTGAGACAGCAACTGATACTCAGAGTGTATGGTAAATAATTGAAAATAATAAAGGGGGTGAAATTCCCCCTTTTTATTATGATATCCACAAAAAATATTAATTATTTAACTTTATCTAAAGAAAACATTTTAAAATTTATAACAGAAGAAGAAATATTTAGAAAATATATTAAATATGATTTTAAAATAAATGAAATATTCTCTGCTCCTTATAGAAAAGATAATCATCCAAGCTTTGGAATATATTTTAATATTTATAATAACAGATTAATGTTCAAAGATTTAGGTAAGAAAATAGGAGGTGATTGTTTTTCTTATGTAATGTTAATTTTTAATTGTGATTTTTGGGAAGCTTGTAAAATAATAAATAATGATTTTAAGCTTAATTTAGGCACTTTTCATGTTAATATGGATAAAATCATTAAAGATGAAGAAAATGAGCCTAAAACCAAAGAAAAACGGATAATTTCAATAGATAAACAAGAATTTACAGAACAAGATCTTTTATGGTGGGATAATTATGGTATTTCTGAACAAACTTTAAAATATTTTAATGTATTTTCAGTAAAAACTTTGTATATTAATAAAGTATTTAAAAGAGCTTATACTAAAGCTTACCCTATTTATGCTTATTATTTTCCAAGAACAGGTAATTATAAAATTTATATACCTAATGAAAATAAATGGAATAAATGGGATACTAATGCTAATAATAATTGGGATATACAAGGTTATGATCAATTACCTGAAAAAGGAGATATTATTTATATAACTAAATCTATGAAAGATGTCATGGTTTTATATGAATTAGGTTATTCATCTGTTGCCACTCATGGTGAAGGTCAATGGTTTAATCCAGATTTCTTTAGACATTTAAAAGGTAGATTTAAAAAAATAATATTATTTTATGATCATGATGAATCAGGAATAGAATGTACACAAAAAATATTAAATGAATACAATGATTATGAATTATCATGTATTTTTACTCCAACAAATTTAGAAAAAGATATAAGTGATTATGTTAAAAACAAAGGAAAAGAAGAAGGTAAAAGAATTATTGATAAGTTCGACAACTATAGGTGAATCACAAGATAAATTAAGAATTGATAAAGATGAAACTATCTTATACATAATTATAAATCTTGATACCAGTAGTTGTGGAAGTTTTCAAATAAGAAATGGAGAGTTATATAAAGGATCGTGTTCATCTTTAACTCAAAATGATAAAGATAAAATATTTAATTATATACTTGATAATTATGGAGAAGATATGAATCATATCTTTTTTATAGATAAAGAAAATGGTGTTATTGAAACATTATTTAATAAATATTTTAAAGAAGGATGGTCTTATAAGAACTACAACACTGAAAACACTGTTAAAGTTTGGAATTATAACAAATGGACTGATGATGAAGTTAAAGAAAAATTAAAAAGAGAATACGAAGAAGAAGATTATGACGATGAATCATGGTAAATATACTAAAATAGTAGAAAATTTATTTGAAAAAGGATGGTTTGAGCATTTAAAACCATTTATAGATTCGCCACAATTTGACAAAATAATAGATTTTTTAAAAGAAGAAAAAAGTCTGGGTAAAATAATTACACCTTATGATAAAAATTGCTTTAAAGCATTTAAAGAATGTCCATTTGATAAAGTAAAAGTAGTTATAATAGGTAAAGATCCATATCCTAATATGGTAAATAATCATTTTGAAGCTGATGGTCTTGCATTTAGTTATACAAAGAAAAATGCTGATGATATTCATATACCAAAATCATTGAATGTAATATTAAGAGAAGTTCAAAGAGATGTATATAATAATGAAACTGAATATGCTGATGTATTTGTAGATATAAATTTATCAAGATGGGCAAAACAAGGTGTATTATTATTAAATAGTTCTCTTACAACATTAGTTGGAAATCCTAATGCTCATAAAGATTTATGGACACCTTTTATTAACTATACTTTAAATCAACTTACTTTATATCATACAGGTATTGTATATTTACTTTGGGGTGAAGATGCTCAAAAACATAAATCTCAAATATACGAAAATACAAATTATATATTAGAATGTCCACATCCAGAAGCACAATTTTATTCTGGTGGTAAAGTAACATTTAGTGGATGTTCTCATTTTTCAAAAACAAATGAAATAATAGAAAAAAATAATGGAAAAGATTTTAGAATCAATTGGTAATATAAAATTACAACCTTATGGTACAGATTTTATAGGTAAACATAATGGTTGGGCTTATCAATTTTTAAATAATAATTATGAAGGAATACACTTAGGAGTATGCTGTAAAGATTTTTTACAAGATATTGTATATAGTGAACTTACTAAAAATTCAATAACTATATATGGACAAACTTCAAATTATACAGGAACATTTGATAAACAAGATAGTTTAATTTTATGTTTGTATCCTCATACATATGATTTAACAGTTATATCACAGGATAAATTAATAGAATTATGTTTAAATTTACAAGGATTTCTTAATGAAATTGAAAGTTTAAGAAATTATAGTCTTTCAACTGTTGAGTTTACAGATAATAAATTTTTAATATATTTTAGTAAAGAATGGATAGAGTCACCTCTTATATTTAGTGCGTTTACTTTATTTTGTAGAATAGGATTCTATTATAATGGTAATCTTGAAAAATATTTTAGTACTTTATTTGATAATACAAATAATATTTTACTAGACCCTTGTGATAAATTTAATATTTTAAATTATTATAATACACTTTTAATATTTATTTATGATTGTTGTATAATAAATAAAATAACATGGGATGATTTAAAAACTCCTGGTCAAGTTCACAGTTCAGGATTCTTTTCTAACATACGTTTAATTAAATATACACATGATAAAAACAATTAAAAAAAAGAAAATAACACAATTTCGTATAAGACTTAGAACTAAAAATTATACAGCAGAAGATTTACGAGATAAGTTATATACTACATTTCATAGTAAACCTGTAATAGTAAGATTAGGTAGTTTAACACCAGTAGAAGGTATTACAAGTAGAACTGATGTTTTAGAAATTAATAAATGTGAAGCTATTGAAATTTCTAGAAATAAAAGAGAGATGAAAGAAGCTTTTACTAAAGCTGGAGTAAAAACTGCTAATTGGTGGACAATAAAAAATAATGAAAATATATTATTTTTACCTTTAAAATCTGGTGACAATTCTAAAGTTGAAAATAGACAAGAATTAAAAAATTTACCTTATCCTGTATTATCTAAATCATTATTTGGACAAGGTGGAGCAGGTAATACTTTACATAAAGACCAAAAATCTCTTGAAACATGGATGAAAGGAAAAGACTTGTCTAATTATATATTTGAAGAATATTATAATTATGCAAGAGAATACAGATTGCATGTTACGCAAAATGGTAATTTCTTATCATGGAGAAAACTTCGCAAGAATGATGCTAAAGATAGGTGGTATTTCAACTCTGATAATTGTGTATGGATAGGTGAAGAAAATCCATTATTTGATAAGCCTGTAAATTGGGAAGAAATACAACAAAATGCTATTTTAGCTTGTAAATCAGTAGGATTAGATATATGTGCAGTAGATGTTAGAGTTCAAAGTGCTAAAGATGAAGATGGTAATAAAAGAAAATCTTGCGATTTTATAATCTTAGAAACAAATAGTGCTCCATCACTTGGAGAAAAAGGAAGTGAAATTTATTATAATCAAATTTTAAAAATAATTAATAAATAAAAATGTGCGGAATTTTTGCATACATTGGTTCAGAGCCAGCTAATATTGAAAAAATAAAAAGTTTAGGTTTATATAATATAACAAGAGGTTCAGATGCTTGTGGTATTGTTATAAATGATAAAGTTTCAAAAGGAATTAGTGATACTTCTAATTGGTCTACATTTTGTGAAAAAAATAATCTAAAAACTTTTAAAGAGCATGATAATTATATTATACTTGGTCATACAAGACAAGCTAGTGTAAGAACAACAAAAGATGATATAGATTGTGCTCACCCTATTCAAATAAAAACAAAAAAGGGTAAAGTTAAATTAATTGGAGTTCATAATGGTACAATAACCAATATAGCATCTTTAGCTAAAAAATATAATGTTAAAGAAGGAAAAATAGATTCTATAACATTAATGAATATAATATCAGATATTAAAGTTAATCCTAAAAATGACAAAGTTTTTGAAGATTATGAAGGAGGAGCTACATGTTTATGGTATTATCCAGAAGAAAAAAATGTTTTATATTTATTTAAAGGAGCTACAAGAGAAAAATATGGTGCTAAAGAATTAAAGGAAGAAAGACCTTTATTTATGTATAAAGAAAGTGAAAATAGTATTTATTTTTCATCTATAAAAGAAAGTTTATATTTTATTGGTGGAGATATTAATTCTGTAAGTACTGTTCCTTTAAATCAATTAATACGTGTTAAAATAGGTGAAAAACCTCATATTAAACCTATTAAAAGAGAAAAGGAAGAAGATGTATATGTTAATTATAATAATCCTGTTTATTCTCATTCACAATGTCAAGTACCATTTAAAACAGATTACAAAAAAGAAAATGAACAATTAAAAGTAGCTAAATTACATAAAGAAAGTTTTGAAAAGTATAACTTTTCAAGATTTAATCAATTTTGTACATTATCTAATAATAAACTATATGTTCTTATAGAAAATGAACCTTTTATATTAGATCAAGAGAAAGCAGGTGCAAAAGTAACTTTCTGGAAAGGTAGATATACTAGAAATGGTCACATAATAGGTACAGAAAAAGATACTTATAAAACTCTTAGATTAGATATATATGGTTTTGAAAAAGATAAATCTAGTTTAGAAGAAGAAGATTTCAATGATTACCATTTCTTCCAAGGATTTTTGTTTAAATCTAAAGATCACGCTGATGAATTTTTTGAAAAAGGAAAGTTAGATAAATCTTTTATTTGGACAAGTAATGATAAATTAAACTATAATAATTTAGCAATGTATTGTTTTGGTATTATTATTCCAAAAAATGATAAATCAGGTAACTCACTTTTAAGAGAATCAAAAACACAAAATTATACATTTTACACTGGAGATTTCACACCTATGTTTGATTATGGTAGAATATATACATTTGGTTCAGGTAATTTCAAAAAAGCTAGATTAGTAGATGTTACTTTAACAAACATTGCTAAAGTTTTAGATAAATTTGAAGAACAATCAAAATTGAATAGTATTACTCCCTTTTCAAAAATGGGTGCTTCTACACAGCAATCGTCTGAAAAACCTTCTTCTGAGCAAGAAGAAAAAGTAGATAATTTATTTCAGGATCTTATGTCAAATTTTAAAGCTTTAATTGATGAATCTGAAAAAACAGATAAAGAATTATCTAATAAATTAAGTAATATGAAAAAAGTTTTAGTAAGATATAAAACTAATAATTCATCAGAAAAAATAATTGTGGCAACCGAATCTGGTTTAATTTATAGTTAAAATGAGAAAAAAGAGAGAAATGATTGAATTAAGTAAAAAAGTTGAAACTGTTGTTACTTGGGATGGAAGAGTAGTCAATTCTGAAAACTGTAAAAGGATATTAGGTCAATATTATGAAATGAATGTTGATTGTTTTTATGTAAGAGATTCTAACGGTAAATACAGATGGTTTAGATTAAATACTGGTAAAATAGCATTCAATGATGTTACAAAAACATATGAATTAGCAAAATATCTTGAAGAAGACCCTTCTTTAATCAAAGGTATAATAGGAAATAATCTAAAAGAAGGATACTTTAAATATAATCCATATACAACAGTTACTTTAAATGATGGTTTAGGTGAAATACCTTGTATATCAAAAGAAGTAGCAGAACAAAATGGATATATAGAAGATTTTTCAAAGTTTCATTTTTTAAAAATGGATAAAAGATATAAAGATAAACTTGAAAGAAAATCTATAGTAAAATATAAAGGTATTCAAAAATTAGCTTATAATGCAGATTCAAATAATAATTTATATTTAAAGATAATTAAAGAATATCAAGAAAATAAGAAATTTATTGAATTAAGTCCTAATACAGGATTAGCAGCTAAATTAATTCCTTATTCTTTTGGTATAGAATTTGAATCTTGTAATGGAACTATTCCTAAACAACTTTTAGGTCCTCTTGGTGTAGTACCTCTTAAAGATGGTAGTTTAAGAACACCAGAAGGTGTAGAACCTTATGAATATACTACTATTCCTTTAGAAAGTGAATATGGTTTAGAAACAGTTAAAAAATTATCTTTAGAACTATCTAGAAGATGTGAATTTAATGAAAAATGTAGTTTACATATTCACTTAGGAAGTTTAAAAAAGAGAACAGAACAATTTGTTATAGCTTTTTATAAATTATGTTTTAATTTACAAGATGAAGTATTTTCATTATTTCCTGCTTATAAATTAAATCCTGAAAAATATGTTGCTAATTTTAGTAAAAACTATTGTCAAAAATTACCAGATTTGATGCTATCTGACTTTAATTTTAATAATATTAAATCTACAGAAGAAGCAAAAAAGATAACAAAACTAGCTTTTGATAGAATATACTATTTTCTATCAGATAATGTTATTACTTCAACAAATAGTGATTATAATCTTAATACATTATCACATCCTAAAGGATTAATGGATAAATGGAATTATCATAGCAGATATATGTGGGTAAATTTACATCCTTATATGTTTAGTCAAAAGCAAACAATAGAATGGAGATTACATACACCTACATTTAATCATGTTAAAGTAACTAATTGGTTATTCATTACATCTGCTATAATTCAATTTGCTGAACAATATACTAATGATATATTAAAAGATAATGTAGATTATAATTTATCTAATATATTAAAAGGATATGTCACTAATTTTGATAAATCTTTTTATTCTTCGGATTATAATGATAATGTTTCTAAATATCTTATAGATTACGTTCAATATAGAAAAGAACAAATGAAGAAAAGTTTTGAAAATAAAGACTATTACGGAAGTTCAACAATAGAATATGATAAAGATTATCATTTTACTTTCGATAATGGTATATTAAATTCAATTTATTGATTAAAAAAGTATTCTGGTATCATTATAATAAACCAGCAAGTGCTAAAAGTGGGAAACCTCAAATTACAATTCATTATAATAAAGTTTGTCATATAGTGGATAACATAGTTTGTAGTGTTCCTACTTTTGGTCATTTGAGAAAAGAGCAACCAAAATTTGTAATTAAAGGAAAAGGAGAATTGAAAATTAAAAATAATGTAGCATACATTGATTAAAATATGGATACCTGGCGCAACTCCCAGTTCAAAAAACTCACGTATATGGACTGGGAGATTCTCTATAGCAAGTAAAGCAACACAAAAATGGTGGAAAGAAAGTAAAGAGCATTGGGAAAAAAATGCTAAAATATTTAGGGAAGAATTTGATAAAAAAGAAAAGCCTGTAAAGGTATATTTTAAATTTGTAAGAGGAACTAAACATAAATTTGACCATATAAATCCTGCTCAAGCAGTTCAAGATGAAATGGTTAAATATGGTTGGATACCTGATGACAATGCTGATGAAATTATACCTGTATTTGAAAAACATGATTATGATAAAAATAATCCTGGTTGTTGGATAAAATTAAAATAATGAACATAACACACGATAATATGGAAATAACAAAAGAAGGAATTATAACAAGATTATCCAAAAGTAATAGTTTTGAATATAATTTACATAAAGCATCAGAAGAATTTCAAGAACTTTCTTTAGTATTAACTCAGAAATTAACAAAACCTACTAAAATTAATGATCAATCAATTATTGATGAAATAGGTGATGCTCAAATCAGATTAGATATTCTAAGAAAATTATTTGATCCTCAAAAAATTGATAAAAGAATAGCTGATAAATTAAAAAAGTTTCAGGAATATTCTGATAGTAAAAAATATAAGCAAATATGAGTAATTACTTTAATAATGAATCTTTAAGTTATTCAAAATTAAGGGCTTTATCAATTGGACCAGCTTATTATAAATTTCAGCAACAACAGGAAGATGAAGAAAAAGAACATTTTATTATAGGTTC